TTTGAAATGTCAAATGGTTTTCCCATAGCCGATGCTTTCTAAAAAATTTATCACGATGCTAGCAATCTTTGCATGCCCGTGTTCTACTGGATGACCCGATTCTAACGTACATCCCTGAATCAACTGTTGATAAGATTTGTCAGATATGAACTTTGTCCAATCGATGCTAGATTCTAATATCTTAACTGTTTCAAATTTATCTTCAATTCTTTCATCATCCATATTATCAAATATAGAGATATTGTACTTGAGAATCCGCTTAAAGTCATTTAAATTGATATCTCTGTGCAAGTTATTTGCAAATGTATCCAAGAAAAAGCACGGTACACCACAAGTTGTTGATAACGCCTGTAACGTTATGATTTGCTGCAACATGTCGACGTAGTTTTTATATCCATTGAAGAATAGTTTAAACGCCTCACCGGAATCCTTTTGTTGTGGAATGTGTTGATAAATTCCGCCGGGCTTTGGTCCAAATGTTGCACCTGTTTCAAAACGAGCCCACGATGTTAAAAACACCAATACTAAATCAGGATTTGTTAGTATACCGTTGATTGCTTTTCTGTAAATTCTATAATTGCTAGATCCCGCACGAGATTTGTCAATTAACTCGAAATCAAAATGTTTGGAAACAAGACTGGGCCATCCTAACTCTCGATGACCCAGTTTCTCTTCCAATGGCCAACAACTAGTCCAACTGTCTCCGCTAACTAGTAGCTTGGCCATTTATTACTTTGCTTGTCGAGCCCGAATCATAGCAAGAATGTCTTGTGCGTTCTTGCTGTCACTGGCTGGCTTTGCTACAGGAGCAGCGGCTGCACTAGTGCCTTCGTCTGTGTCAAACGGAGGATCGTTGTCATCAGACACAACAGGCTTGCCGGCTACCGGAGCCGGTGTGGCCGCTGGTGCAGCGTCTTCGGAGCCTGTGCTGCCAGCTGGCGCATTTACACCAGCAGGACGGAAGTACTGGCCCCAACGCTCTGTGTCGTAAGGTTGGCCGTCAACAGATGCTTCAAACATCTCTTTGATGACTTTGAGTTCGACTTCGCCTGGCTTCTTGGGCAGGAATGTGCTCAAGTCAAACAAGCCGTGCTTCTCAACGGCAGCTTGTTCTTCTTCAGTAAGAGCAGACTCTTTACGTGCCCACTTGCTGCCATTGTAGTCAGCGAAACCGCCTTTGCTACCTTTGCTGATACGGAAGTCCAGGCCTCGTAGGTAGTCAGTTGGCAGTTCTTCCAACTCAGGATCCATTAGGGCACCTTTGATGGTGGTGAAGATCTGAGGACCAATGATGAACTTGCGGATTGGGTTTTCTGGGGTAGTGTCATCGCTCAGTGGATTCTCACGAACGAAGCCTTGGAAGATGTAAGAACGCTTCTTCCAGTATTTGCGACCCATTTCTTCAAGGCTCTTGTCCTTGAACCAGGTGCGCACTTCTGTCAAGATAGGGCAAGTTTCGCCCCACATTTCCACGCAAGGTACTTGAACCATAACTTGCTTGGAGTCCATTTCGCCTTTGACGCCGTTGAAGGGTAGACGAATCATTGCTCGTTCTTGCCAGAAGAAAGTGTTTTTGGGATTGCCGTCTGGCAGGAAGCGTAGTGTGGCGCTTTGGCCTTCTTCCATGTTCCAGTGTGGATAAATGCTGCGGTCACCGCCTCCGGTGCTACCTTCTTTTCCTTTGTTTTCTGCTGCCTGTAAACGTGCGCGAATTTCTGCTAATGATGCCATAGTATATTCTCCTTGATAAGTTGCCTATGTTATATGCCTATCTAAAAATTTAGATGTTAGTTGCCTGTGCATACAAGTTGTATTGTATACGCTTTTATTTAGCATCACAATACAAAAGGCAAACTTTTTTGTTCAATAAGTACAACAATGGAGAACAACGCCTTTTACATCTACGACACTCACAATTGCGTGTGGACCAGTGACCCTGAGATGAAAGATCAGACTGAATGGTTTGTGTGGGACCCCCACACTTGGTGGGAGTACGCCTATGCACTACAGCAAGGCATTGAGTTCTTCCCCAAAGCAGAAATCTACCGTGGTGTTCGTCCGCCTAACGCTAACGAGATCAACTTTGACAAAGACCAACGCAAAAAGGTTGCTATCTTGTTCTATGAGCATGTTAGGCGGCATCTTGCCAGTGGGCAAGTGTCTGATTCTGGCCCTATCCAAGACTATCCAAACGAGATTGTAGACCTAGCATTGAATTGGGCAGACCTCATTATTACCTACTCTACTGAACAAATGAACAATTGGTGGCCACGCATCTATGGGGACATAAACTATGCTGTTCACAGCGACAAGATCAAATGTGTATTTGCCGGTCATATGTCTTACACCAATCCGCCAAAGGATAGATTTTATTCAGATCAGCTGAGTTTTTTTAACTATGTTGTCAACGCAAACCAGCATCAGGATATCAACGAATACAATACCCCATTTAGAAAATACATGTTTGATGTGCTTGCTGGCACAGTCAAAACTAGCCGGCTGTATCTGATGTATCGTCTATTAGAGTCAGACTTCATGGACCAATGCATTGTTAACCTTCAACCAAGTCCGTATTTCAACGACACAACATTGATCAAACAGATTGACCCAAAAGGCTTTGCTGCGCACGGAACCATAGATCGCTACCAGAGTCCAGCACTAGCAGGACTCGAAGATCCGATTGTGACACAATTCAAAGATCAAACCAAAGACCTTGACGCAAGGGGGCAATACAGTGTGAACCTTGTTCACCGTCCGGGCTTTAACATACCTGGAGATAACGTTCCCATGAGCTGTATTGTTCCTTGGGGAATATACCAATCCAGTTGGTACAGTGTTGTTTGCGAAACATCAGACATTGGTCAAGCGTCGTTCTTGACCGAAAAAACAGCCAAGTGTTTGTTTGCCAAACGTATCTTTATTATGGTCGGTAGTGCTGGACTGCTAGCACGATTGCGTAGTTTAGGCTTCCGTACATTCCACAGTGACATCATTGACGAAAGCTACGACAACGAGCTGGACAACAAAAAACGTTACGAAATGGCCTGGGAGCAAATTGTTAGGCTAAAGAATACCGAAGATCCAAGGTCAGTGTATGCCCGATTGAGAGATGTTGTTGAGCACAACTTCAGCGTGATCATGGCGCTGCCCCAGCAACAACTGAAAGATATACAACAATTTATTCATGCACCATTTGCGTTAGAGCAAACCAAAATGTAACAACTGCTGGTTTTTACCAGTAAATATATGACTATGACAACCCACCACATTTACGATTCAGATGCAGAAGTCCAATCTGTTGCTAGTCAACTTTGGAGCGTGAAAAATTGCTTTGGACCAGAAACATTCCAAGAATTATCTACAACACACTTAAATCATACAGACTCGTGGCACCGTCACCCTGACTGCTTGGAGTATCGCTTGCAGTTGACACCAAACAGCCCTATGTTGCACAAGATTCAATCTATGGCTCCCACAATCATGGTGGAACTAGAAAAGATTACTGGCATGCAACTCATGCCAGCTGAATGTAAAATGTGGTTGGATCTAAGCAATTGGCATTGTCCTTATCATTCAGATGCAGGATTGTTGGCAGTAACTTATCAAGTGTACCTGTGGACACACGGTGATGTGCATGGTACTGAGTTTACTCACAGCAACCCGCGCACACGTTTTGATTTTGTTCCCAACACAGGCTATATCAACTTAAACACTGATCTCAAAGAGCATCACGCAGATACTATCACCGGCACGCGATTAAGTGCTTGCTGGCAGTTCCGCGCCAAAGTGTAAGTTAACAGTTTCACGCACCGAGTTAGGTGCAACTTCATATGCCGTTCCAAAGAAACATCTAGGTTGATTGATCATTAACCAGGCTTCGTTGGGGCGGTATTTTATTTTGACCAAGTCTTCAGGCTTGAATTCAGATATGTCTGCGTAATCTTCGGGATGATTCGCATTTACAGTTAAGTTATTGCAAAACACACTTGACATTTCAGGAGCGGGTTCTGCGCCCATGAACACTTGTATAAAGCAACGGATATCCTTGTGTAACCTATGCATCATGATTTGACTGCCACTCAAGTCAATGCTAGAATAGATCACTTGCTGTTGCACCGCTTGTCCAGTTAGATGTTTGATCTGGTCAGGTGCTTGTGATAGCGCAGACTCTAGCATGGTGTTGGAACCCCACGGAGTCAGTAAACGGTTGGGGTATTGTGTGGTCCATGCTTGCTCTGCGCTGCGATAACTGCGCTGCACAGATTCATAGTCCAAGAAAAAGTCTGGCAAACGCCAGACTGTGGGAAGGATTTGTTGGGCATTGTTGAAATTCAGCATGCCCATATTTAAATCACTTGCGCAGGGCCAGTGATTTTATTCTTGCTAAAGGATCCTGTTGGCCTTCTGCCACACCTTGTTCTGCTTTTCTTGATCTGTCATAATCAGTTTGCTGTTGTTTTTCCTTTTCGAAGTTTTTAGCTGTTGCATATTTTACATCTTGTGGAGTTAATTTGCCTGTAGCTTGTTTTTCGCGTGCCTTATATCCCAATGGGTCAAAGGTTTGCCCGGGAAGTTGTCGCATACCTGCACGATCCAACGAAACTTTACCAGCCATAGTGTCTCCAGGACCTTCATACGAATCATCGTAATCAAATGTTTTGCCCCGATACTTTGGATCACGCCATTTAGCTGCTTCTTCTACCCCTTGCTCACCTACAACCGGAGCCATACCACCTGCTACAGTGCCCATTTCCATCATGCCGCCGCACTCCATCAAACCGTGCTCAGGGCAGTATTCGCCTTCCATGGTGTGGTTACAACCTGTACCTTCACCAAACACAGCATCAGTATCAGCTTCAAAAGTAGCAGTAACGTCGGCTTCGGGTACCTGGCGTGGAGCATAATTGCCTGTGCCCAGTTCTTGATCTAGACGATCGGTAATCCATTCAAACGGATCACCATCGCGACCCTTGGCAATGCCGTAGGGAATTTCACCGTGGTCCGAATAGTAGTCAAACAGGGCATAGTACAAATCGTCGTCTAGATCGCCACCTTTTTCAAACTGGTCAACTTCGTGTTTGAACCGATCCATAATATGACTCAATGTTTCGCCGCTTTCGTCGAGCATACGACCTTCGGCTACTGGCAATCCAGCTGCCTTGCGCATGGCATTGAGCTCTGCGGCTTCTGCCACACCTTCAGTTGCACTCTTACCACTTAGTCTATATCTTGACTTGATAGTGTTCTTTCTATAATCACTATCCTGCTTGTACATTTTGCCTGCTTTGGTCTGTCTATCTATTGGTTTTCTCCAGCTCATTGGATCATATCCTTGATCGTGATCTTTACGGGGAAAGTGCATCTTGTCTGTGCCGGCTTCTATTTGGTCAGCAACACGGTCACCAAACTCTGCTCTAATCATGTTTAGAACTTCTTCTGGATCTTCGTATTCAGAATCATAATAATCTGACGGGTCTGTGCTGTCCCTATACATGCCGATAAGATCATCGAGCCTTGCTCTTTTTTCTGGATCCAATCCTTCCGCCACAGGTTGTTGAGGCACTGGTGTAGCAGCCGGCGCTGTTGCAGCGGCAGCAGGGCCAACTGGTGCTGCATCGCCTTCAGCTCCTGCAGGAGCAACACCGTCAGTTTCAATGCCTAACTCACGTAGACGATTCATAATGTCTGTGTCGTTCCAGGCGTTTGCTCGTGGATCACGTTGAGCCAGATCACCAAGGCGATCGAACAACTCGTCGTCGCCTACCAAGTCGTATAATTGCTCAGTGGCGTTGGTAGCATCAGGACCAACAATGAGTTCTTTACTCATGAGTTCTTTTAGTTTGGCAACTTGCTCAGGAGTCTCTGGTAAATTCCAGGTGCCTTCGGCTAGATTGTTGATCCAGCTTTCAAAAATTTCTGCTTCTTTCATATCATTTCCTTGTTGCTGTATTCTAGCCAGCAACGGAAGTGCGGCTTCGATACGTGTGTCTAATGTTTGTTCAATGAACATGGTCTTGATATCTTCTACCAAGCTTTCTTGTTCTTGAACGTCCAGCGGATGCCAGCTTTCAAAATATGTGTTGTACCCGCGGCTACTGCCAAGATGCTTGAGACTTTCTCGCAACTTGCTGTAATACTGTTGGGCTTGTTCAACAATTTGTTGAGTAACACCTTCCATCATGCGAGTACCAGCTGCACGATTGAAACGATTTAGAACCTTGAGTTCTGTGACCATTTCGCAGATATGGTTGCCACGAATGTCGTAAGGTTTACCACCTTGACGTACATGTTCAAGCATGGCTCGTGCGCCGGTCATATTTGTGTATGGAAGCTTGAAACGCTCGCCATCGGCAGTTTCAATAAAAATACTTTCAACATATCGGAATCGTGCGTCGTTTTCGCCTAGGGTCCGATTGTGTTTGATCATTAGTCGAGCTTCGGTGGGTTCACCTGCATAGCTGACTCGGCGTGTGCCGTAGTATCCTTCAAACAGGCCTTCTTTGATGGCAGCAATACCGGCTTGTACTCGCTTGAGCTTGCTGATATCTGCAAGAGTGGCTGTCCAACGATTGCGGTTGGCTAAATCGCTGAGTTGCTGTTGAAAATCAAAAAATTCACTACGGTCTTCAGGATCCTCAATTGTTTTGCCTAGGTTATCGCCATACATGATGTACATCTCATTGTCAGCGCCCAAGATAACAACCATGGTTCCGTAATTTTTGCCTGTACTGCTTACATAATCAAAGCTGAATGTTTTGGCTTTGTCTGCATCAGACGGACGACCGTCTTTGCCCAGCATTTCGGGGTGGAAATCGCGGGTGTCTAGTAAGTCAGCAAGTTTCTGTTCAAGGTTTAATTCTGTAGCCATAGTCGTATATTTAGCGCATCATGGCAATGAACGGCATAGGTTCGACAATGTTGTCACCGTGGTCTTTTAGGTGTGAATCTAGGTCTGTGTGGTAACTTTGCAGCAATTGCAGCATGCGAGTAGCCAGCAAACAGGACATTACCAAGTCATCAGTTTCGCCAGGCTTGGCAGCATAGCTAGTGCCTATAGCAACAAAGTTTTTGAGTTCGGAAATCAAGGGCTTGCTCTTTATCTTCATGCGCTTGGTTTCTACCAGGATTTTAAACTTGCTGCAAGCACTGAGCTTGCTTTTGTTTGTGGTGTTAAAGCCCTTGCGAAATCTGCGTCCCGAACTGCCTGTTACTGTATTATCACTAAGGAAGTATCCTTTGATGTTCTCTTCCCCGTATTCAGCAATACTCAACAGTGCCGCTTCGCCAATGGTATTGTTTTCCACTGAGTAGTAGATCATCTTTTCATCTTTGGTAATAGAATGAATATGATCCACAATGCCTGCCATGATGCGTATCTGCTCAGGGATAGTTGTTTTGTTGTGGCGCCACTCTGCAACTTGTTCAGTTGTGCCTGCTTCAAACACTTGAATAGCCGCAGGGTCACCGCCTGTGCCCAAGCTAGGATCCAATGCAACAACATAGATACTGCCAGGTTTAGGGTCCGAGTACCACCTCACTTGGCCTGTTTTCTTAAACGGCTCTATGCCTTCCATGTCCACAAGTGTAGTAGGAGCGATCAAGGTTTCATCGTTGATAATGAATTCACAGTCCATCTCTCGACGGAAACGTTCTTCTCCTAGCTGTGCCCGTTGTTCATCGGCCCACTTGTCATCTCGGTCCGGGTGTTCACGCCAGAATGCTCGGAATGCTTTGAAGCCGTTGATGCCCAATCCGTTGGGGCGTTGGTTGCCGTATTCGTCTTCGGTCTTGTTGGCACCCTTCCAGATCAACGCAAACTGGTCTTCGTCTGAGTTTGGTGTACTGGTAATAATAGCTTTACCACCAGTGCTCAGTGTAGGTGTAATAGAAGTCCAGAATTCGCTAGCAATGGTAGGTCTAACGAACGCAAATTCGTCTAGGTATAGGAGCGAGATAGACATACCCCGTCCAGTGTTTTCAGTTGTGGTCTGGCTTACAATGCGCGAACCGTTGTCAAAGTCTATTGAGCCTTTGTTGTAGCTGGTAACACCAGCACGAATGTGGTTAGGGCACAACTCATAAGCATATCTTATACGTTGCATAATTTCCTGTGCACCCAAGTATTTGTGCGCGGCGATTAGAATAGTTGAGTCAGGCACAAACATAGCGTACCACAACAAGTAACCCGCAGCTGATGTTGACTTGCCAGTTTGTCGCGGCATCAATGAAATACTGAAACGATTCTTGTGATAGTTTTCAATCAGTCTGCGTTGATACTCAAACGGATGATACACCATTTTACCACGTGTGGGGTGCTGGATGCAAAAGAAATTGTCCATGAAATACATAGGACCGTCGTCGGGATCTGCGCATTTCATAAACGCATCCAGTTGATCTTCAGTAAACGTTTCTCGTCGATGCGGCGCTTTGGTTAGTACGCCTTCTAGTCCCGGTTTCAACATAATTTTTCTATATCCTTAGCAACCACTTGTGCAAATGCTCGATTATTTAACTTGCCAGGATGCAAAAGATCTCTGCCAAGGTCGTGCTGTGTTTTATCCTCGACCAATGCAACGTATGCATCAGGCTTGTACACAATCAATGGTATGTTATGTTGTAAACAAATACTACGTATGGCTTCTCTGTTCTTCTCTGCTGCTATCTCTAAGTTAATTTCGTCAAGTAACAACTCCTTGATATATGTTCCTCCCCAATTTTTATAATCGTAGGCCCAATTTAAAACCAAAGGCGTATCTTCTTTGGCTGTTTTTAATTCAGTGCGGTTATATCTTGGCTCTAAATATACAACAAACTTAGGTTTCAACTTAGGAACATAGTGACGAGCTATTCTATAACAAGTGTCTCCTGACGCCCCAGCTATACCAAGATTCCAACAATCAATTTTAATTTTCTGTTCTACAGATGTTGTCCATCTGTCAGCAACATTTACTCCAGTACCTTGTGTAAAACTACAGCCAATTGCTACCCAGTTGTTTCTAACATCAAACTCAGGAGTTCTAAATCCTTCGCTGTTGAATGTGTAGTTAATGTCTACATCTGCCCAACCAAAGATGTTCAACAATCTTTTGCTTTCGGTATCACCAATATGTTTTTTGTAATTCTCTTCAGAATCCGGTGACAACCATTTCAATGTCTTACCTGCATATCCACTCCACTGATGCAAAGGCACAGTCATACTAATCCTTTGAACTCTGGCCAAAGTTTGGCAAACTGTCCCGCCTGATCTTTGTGATATTGTGTTTCAATCTCTTGGATATGTTTGGCTAACTTGCGAGCCATAGCAGGCTTGCTTTCAGTAACTGCCTGATAGTTACGCAATGCTTGATCTAAGAACCCACGGTCTGCAGGTGTAGCAAGTCCTGATGCATAAAAACGTTCAATCTCAGCCGCAGCAGGTTCTGCAACTTCTCGACCATGCAAGAAAGGATCAAGATAGTCTGGCTGAAACAAGTTTTGCCATAGCACGCTCACGCCTTGATCTGCTGCAAATTGCCGGAACTCTGTGATGCGTGTGGCATTGTAGATGTTGTACACAGCATGAATACCACCCCAGTGTCCTTGCTTGAACAAGTCTTTGACAACAGCAAGATTGTGTAGTACTTGCTCCCATTTGCCGCCGTAGCGAACATATTCAAAGCGTTCGCCTATGTTGTCAAAGCTCATGCTCCAGCCAACTTTCTTACGCTGTGCTAGTTTCTTGAAGATCTTGTTTTTGTCAAGATCCACGTTCATGTTGGTAATCAGTGTGACTGTGCAATCCTCTGGGATTACATCTAACAGCCGTTCGTTTTCAGGGAGTAACAAGGGCTCGCCACCTACTAGTGCAACGTCTTTGATATGTGCTTTGTGTTGTTCAAGGAAGTCACACACTTGTTCATAGTAGGGTCTTGAGCCTGACTTGAACGGAATGCCCTTGAGTGCTGACCATTTGGAGCTGGCCCATTCACTGCAATAGTTACAACTGAGGTTGCAAGTGGTGTTCCAACGTACATCCACAATCACAGGATAGTGATACTGCTCTCCAGCTGTAGCATAGTCAAAATTGGGATTGGTGTCGTTGTGCCACTTGCGTTCTGAATCTGCGCCAAAGCGTTCGGCCTGCACACAGTTGGAGCAGTATTTGTGTGCTCGTCCTTGCGACATTTCGCTGCGTATTTGTTTTAAGAGATCTGAATCCAGTATCTCTGTGATGGTGTTGCTGTTGAGGTTGCCCAACATGTTGGGGTCGCCAGCACAGCAGGTTTTGACATCACCACGGGGATTGATATGCAGCCCGCGCCAAGGGGCTGCGCAAAAGAAATTACTCATCCCGTATTTACGGGCGGTTTATTGGCACCAGGACGTTTTAGCTTCGCCGTAGTATTCACGTGCAAAGCCGTTGGCAATAAGTCCCTGACGCAGGCTACGGCCATCTAGAATGATGTCACCCAGCACACGACCGCCAAACTTGTCCCATGCATACAGTGTAACTTGTCGTTGTTGACTGGCAGCAATTGCATTTTTGGTAAACTCTGTGGCTGCTAGACCGCGGGCATTTTCTTGTGGGCACTGGGCACGATGTCCTTTTTCTGGAGTGTCAACACCAAAGATTCGCACAGCCAGTTCGGGCTTGAGCGGAGCAGGCAAAAATGGTGCTGAGATCACGACTGTGTCTCCATCGTTGATACGCACAATTTGTGCGTCATAGGTTGCACCTTTTGGTGTTTTTTGTGCCATGACCAAGCATGGAATCAGGAGCAGAGAGAGTAGTAGTTTTTTCATGTTATGCTATTTGGTAAGTACCCGAGATATCAAAGTGTGCGCCCGATTGCCAGGCGCCTGTGGCCGGAGTGTTGAATTTCCAAACTAGATCGGTGGTACTACCAGAATAATACAGTTTCATGACTGTGGCGCTGTCAACTATGTCTACAATGCCAGCAATATGATACAGGGCAGGAGAACCAGCACCGGCTGTTTGATGCAGGGTGCCGCCGGCCAGTCTAAATGTGTTTAGTGCGGGTGTGGGCAGTGTAATCTGATATCCTGTGCTGCCAAAGTTGGTAACTCCTGTAAAATCCACATACACATGTATATACATCAGCGGACCCATACGCACATAGGATGCTGTAGCAGTGCCGCCGGCAAATGTGCCCGATCCGTCAGTGAACTGTGGGTTGAATGTTGTGGTGCTGGTAACGCCAGATCCGTATGCGACCAAATTTAAATTTCCGTTGACGTTGCCCACATAGATATCTTGTGTGAGTTGGTTGACTACTAATTCACTTGGGCGAGCAACACCATTGTAATCGCCAATGGTTTCTTGTGCGTTGTCTTTCATCACAGCACGGCTTATGCCCGTGATGTTGTCGTATGGTGGAGGTGGATTGGCCATGATCTAAATATTCCTAGTTGACGTATTTAGCTGTTTTTGTTAATACCCATTAAAGGGCTTTACAGGACTCTGTGTGTCTACAAACGTGGGTTCTGTACTGTCGGGTGTTGATACTAGTCGTTTACCGCCAGGTGTTTTGGTCATGGTCAATGCTTGATCAATCACTTGAGCAATGCTGCCATTCATCCCAGCAACAACTCCGTGTTCGCCAAATGCTGTTTCTGAGTCCCAGGCAGGAAATTTAGCGTTGATTCCATCTGTGCCAGCGTCGCTACGGGCTCTGGCCATGGCCACACCAAACCTATAGTTGTTGTAGGGATCAGCAGCACTGAGTCCTGGCATCACATAAGTGTAACGCATGGGAGCGGCCTGCTCAGGTGGTAGTTCTTTTTGTTCAGCAATGAATTCACGTGCTCTCATCAGTAACCCTTGAATCCTTGCATGGGGCTGGTAGTGTTGGTACTCTCTAGTTCTTCACTATCCAAGTCACCTGAATTTAGATCAGTATGCTCAGCACCAGCTGCTTTGAATGCCTGCTTGAGCATTTCGTGTTCAATTCTAGTGTATGGATAGGCGCCACGTTTTTTTCCTATCCAACTTTTTTCATCCATGTCTAACACATCGCCTGAGCCGTCGGCCATGGCCACTGCCATCATCACACGATTGAGAGTGTAGTCACTGTTGGCACGTTCGCCATCACCAAATATGGTCAGGCCCACCGTGGCAGCTTGACGACGTTTGCCTATTTTGCCGTCTCGCTCAGTGATAAACTCTTGTGCTCGCATTGTTAGGGAGTGCTTCCATAACCGATTACACCAGCTTGTGCGGAACTTCGTGTGCCCAATGCACGAGCAGTAAATGTGGTCCCAACTATGATAAGATAATTTCCTGCGCCAACATAAGACTCCTGTGCTGTTCCAGCAGGAACTCTAACTGGGTTGGCATATAAATTGCCCACAGCATTGGCAGTACCTAGTGCTGTGGCAAATACTTGAAAGGTAACATCATTAGTGACAGCAACAAATTCTACTTTGTCTGTTGTCCACAATACATTGCCTGCAACGTTAACAACTTGAATAGACATTATTTGCTATCCTTGTTGGGCTGTGACACCACAGGTTGATACAACTGACGAGTTTGATCCAGCACGCCAGGAATCTCCACGGGTGTTTGTCGTCCAGTTTGTGGCGCAGGTGCATGCGGGTTCATGACCGGCACAGTGGTCAATACAGATTCTTTTAAAATTTTGCTCATGATATTATCCTTTGTATGCTCGCCATTGATTGGTCAAGTCAAAAATACTTTCTCGAACTTTTTCCATATCTCCGTCGCCGTCTAGGTCAGCTTCTTTTTTGCCATCAGCGCGAGCCTTGGCTAGATTGCCAGTAAACTTGTTACCTTCGTCAGTTTTTTCTTCTTCAACTTCTTTTTTCTTGACGCCGGCCATTTCCATCATGCGAGCCAAGTCATCTTCTTCTGCCATGACTTGCTCTTCATTGACGCCATATCTTTGCATCAATTTTTCAAGACCATCTTTAAACTTGAGATCAAGTTGTTTTTGGTCTTGAGCTGCCTTTGGCTCCATATTTTTGCTTAACTTACCTGAGAGGCCAATACGACCCGATTGGTCCTTATAAAACTGTTCTAGTCTCTGAAAATCACTCTTGAACATTGGGTCCTTGGTAGCTGAACTCAAAGACAGAGCACGTTGATATGCAGGCATCCATATATCTTGTGTTTGTTGTTGGGTCGCAGCAGTTGGAGTACCGAGTCCTTGTTGCGGAGCAGCTTGTGCAGCACCTGCACCTAGTGAGCCCAATGCCATTGCACCTGCTAGCCCTGCAGCACCAAGTTTTTCTTTCCAACCTTCTTCTAACATTTCTTCAGTGAATTCAATGCCAGCCATTTCCATCATGCGGTGCAAGGCATCTTCTTCAGCTTCAGCATAGCTGTGTTGACGATCGTCTTGGCTGGCCAACACAGGTACTGTGCTTTGACCAGTTGACTTAGGGCCATCCAAGCCGCCACTGTATTGCATGGCGTTGTCGCTGGTTTCTGTGTTGGTAGGGTAGTCTGGCTCATTCATAGAAACTTCGTCAAGCTCTTCATCGCCACATGCTGACTTGTAACCACTACCGCCGTAGCCTTCGTCACCACCGCCTAGCCCGGCCATCTTGAGAATAGAGGCCAACTTCATTGCATCATCGTCTGTGGCAGTGATAGTCAAGCTCTTGCCACCTTCGGTGCTGTTGCTCATGTTAACACTCATGCTCTCATTAAGAGTAGAGTCAAGACGAGACATGCTTTCTGAAATCATGTCTTCTAGGTCACGATTCATTGAATCATAAATGCCTTTGCCGTAGCTGAAGCCGCTGCTGGCAGTAGGTGTACCTGAACCGCCGGCTTCTTCAGTTTTTTCTTTCTTCTTGCCTTCAGGCTTTTTCTTCTCAGGCAAGCCTTTGTGCTTGGTAGCAGCAAAGTCTTCAGCGTCTTTCTTGCCCATTGACTTGGCTACTTTGGCAACTTCTTTTGAAGGTGCTTTCTCGCCCTTTTGTGTTGCATGAACCATGCCCATGAAACGTTGTTGTTTCTTGCTTACTGCTTTTTCAGACACCTGTTCTTCGCCGTCGTCCATCATCTGCAAGATGTCTTCAATCTTGTTGCCCAACATTTTGTTGCCGTCTTCAAAGGCTTCGTCACGCAGGCGAACTAGAATTTGAATGTCATCTTCGCTGGCGCCTTCTTTGGTCATCAACTTTGACTTGCCGCTAGGACCTTTGGCACCTATTTTGCCGCCTGTGCCCTTTGGACGTCCACGACCTTTTGCTACTGGCTTTCCTTCTGTATCGTCGTCAGCACCAACGCTGTAACCTTGATCATCTGTACGGCGTGTTACTTTGCGACCTGTAGCAGTGTGCTCAATATCATGCTTGTGACCACGCTCCACTGATCCAACTTTGGGTTTTTCTGCACGTGGCTTTTTCCAGTTGGTAAATGGATTGTTGTCATCGTCGCTGGCTTCTTCCATGCTGCTTTTGCCGGTTAGTCTCTTTTTGCCAGGACCTTTCATACGGTCCACAGGATGGCTGTCTTGATCTGAGCCGCCATACACACCAGGACCTGCTGAATGTTTGACCCCTTTGGCTGTCTTAGTGACTGTTCCGCCTTTGCTAGTAATAGCAGACTTCATTGCATTGGCAGCAACGTCACCGAGCATTTCGTCAACTTCTTTCTTGGCTCCAGCAATCTTGTCAGCAAAAGTGATTTTGTCTTTTGGTTCGGCAAGTGCAGCAAAACTCTTGGCCTTGGCTGGACTCATCTTTTCTTTAATTTGCTTGGGGTTAGGTTCTGCACCTGGCTTCATTCCTGTTTGTGGCATTCCTATTTTCTTTTGCAGATCACGAATCATGTCAGCGTCACTGCCATGGCCTACTTTATCAAGTGCTTTGCCAGCAACTTTCTTAACAGCACCGCCTACCTTGCGAGCCATGTCACCAAGGCCTTCGTCTACTTCTGTGTTGTCATACTTGTCGTACTTGGCACGGATTGGATCAAGAGATTTGCCTTCACGACCAGCCTTGGCTAGAGCTTCCATGCCTTCTTTGCCGTACTTTTCATAGCCTTTGGCAGCACGGCTCATGTCACGCTCGTTCAACTGCTTGTGCTCACTCTTTGGAGTTTCCAAAGCCTGTTGCAGTCTTTTGTTTAAATCATAGAAAAATGTCATTTTGAATTATCCTTTTGGGTTGGCACCAGTTGCTGGCTTGGGTTGACGTTTGATATTGCTGAAAGGACTCTTGTCGCCCAGCGGCAAATCATTTGTGGTTTTAGCAGGTGGTGTGTTACCCCCGGCTACTGTGAATTTTGTACGGTAGGCGTTTTTAAGAACCACGTGGTCATGAGATTCAGCGCCATAGTCTTTCTTGAGAGCCTTTTGCTCTTTGTCATCTGCTGGATAGTCAGGATCGTCCAACAAGTCTTTGTTTTGATCCGTGATCTTGTCGTTCTCAACGTTGAGACTATTGTCATGAGCGATGGTGCCCATCACAATGCGATTCTCGTCTAGGCCAGCTAGTCTAGCAATCTGTTTGATCTGTGGTTCGATAGCTGGGTATCTAAACTCAACATCCACAATGGTCAACGACTCATTGGGAAATGCTGGGAAATCGGGGATTTGCTTGCGCACTGGAGTGGTCTTGGGTTCAGACATTTTTACAATGTCAAACTGTGACAGCTTGTCTTTTATGCTTTTGAAAAAGCCAGCTGGCAGATCACCAACTACCTTGATACGGTAGTTGTAAGTACGTTCGCTCTCGGTCAAGTATTTTGCGAATGTTTTCATTGTCAGGTTCCTGTTGTATATTTATGTTTTCTTGTTGTCTTTGAGCAAACGCTCTAGGAGATCATTGCGGTTCAAAACCACGCCTTGTGCTGTTTGTGTGGGCCCAGAGTCGCCTTCTTTTTCTGCAGCCTGCTGATCCAACCGCATTTTCTTCATCTGCAGATCAATCATTTTGAGTTTTTTGTCAAGCTTGGCTGTTTTGGCTGTGATTGCATGACCCAGCATGTTGGAGGCAACACTAAAAATTTCACTAGCAAATCGACTGTCAACTTGCATGCCTAGATCCATGAGATCTTTGTAGCTGTCAGTGGCCAAACTGGCCAGTTCGTCCATTTCCTGGTCAGTGCTTTCTAAACCTTTGACAGCCGGCAGCGCATCATCTATTTTGTCAATGGTGGCGTCTAATGCAGCCAAAGTCTCCCGATTGGTAGGCAGTTCCGGGATGGCAGTGTCTACTTCTTCTGTAGTG